CCAACCTAATGTACTTCTAGCTGTATTTAAATCAGCAACTTCTGTCCAAGTAGAACCATTCCATTGTTCTGTTAAAGCACCTGGTGATGGTGATGGTTTATCACCTCCATACGCTAATGCTGCTGTGCTAATTCCTACACCAGCAACGTGTCTTCTACCACTATTTAAGTCTCCTACTTCTGTCCAACTAGAACCATCCCACAATTCATTTGTACGCATTGGTCCACCAGGAACTCCAGCAAAAGCTATGGCTGCAGTTTGAGTTCCACACCCACCACCAGCACCTTTGTTACTATTTAAATTTGTAGTTTCTGTCCAGTTTGTACCATCCCAAGATTCATTCTTTGATTGATAACCAGGTGGTTGATAACCTCCAGCCATTAAAGCGGCAGTTTGTAATCCTATTCCTTGTCCTAATCTTGTAGCGGCAGCTAAATTATTAACTTCTGTCCAAGAAGTACCATCATAAGACTCATTGTTTGCTGTTTCGCCTGGAGTATCTCCTCCAGCACCTAAAGCAGCAGTTTGAGTTCCTATACCAGCTAATTGTGATCTTCCATCATTTAAAGAACCACCAGTTGCCCAAGAGCCCACTCCTGCGCCTGAATATCTAAATTTATTTACTGTTGTATTAAACCATACATCACCTATAGAAGTTGGTGATGGGTCACTAGCTACCGACACTACTCCAGTACCTGCCGTACCAAAAGTAGTAAGACTGCCAACCGTTGTGTTATTTACATTTGCGTTTGATATTGTGCCATCTAATTTAGTGGCATCAAAGTCACCGCCTGATGTTATGTTGTTGGCGTAATTTTGTTTTATAGTGCCCATTAGTTAGAGCTCCTATGTGTTAATCGGTAAAAGTCTAACCGTAATTTCTGCGCTGGAAGCTGGCGCTACTGCGAAAGTAAGTGTTGTTCCTGAAATTGTGTAGTCAGTTGTAGGTGTCATAATAACACCATTGACATCAACAAGAACATTACTAACAGCTCTACCAGAGGCTATGGTCAAAGTTCTTGTTGAACCATCTCCAGTTCCTGTAGATTGTGCGTAAGTCAAAGTAGTTTGAATACCTGATGACTTTACTTGCGTTACTGCGCTATCTGCGATTGATTTTGTTTTAATTTTACTTAATGCCATAGTTGTTCTCTCTCTATATTTATACTATTTATTCATCACTATCGGTTGAAGTATTATACTTTTTACCGTCTTTAAAATTTTGTATTGTTGTTGTAAATCCGAAATCATCATCTGCGTCAGCTGATGTAGGGTTTGGAACCACAATAATTCTTTCTTCTCTTGCTTTATTAGTCGTATCAGTATCTGTGTACAAATCAGATTGTACTTCTTTTACGACTTTTTGAGTTGACGCAGGTCCAAATAAATATGTCTTCGCAGTAAAACCTAAAGTATAAATTACTGCTCTTCTTCTATCAAAATTACCATCATAAGTGTCTTCATAGTTTATACTATTTAAGACAATAGGTATGTCTCTTTTTATGCTTAATTCTGGTATCGCATTTACGGTCACAGTATAATCTGGTTGAAAGAAAGGTAATATTTGTTCTATAATTTGTAGTCCTGCCTCAGCACTAGCTGTAAAGGAATATAGATTGTATGATATATTATATGGAACAGGTACATAATTAAAGTTTAGTATCTTTCCATCAGCGCCAGATTTTACTGTCTTATATTTTTGAACCCTAGTTAATTTTCTACTAGAATCATATTGAATACCAGTGATCTCAAAACTCATACGAGGTAGAGTGATAGAAAACTCTCTATTATCTAAACTAGCTTGTTGATCTAGTCTCGCTAAAAATTTTTCTTTAGGTGCATAAGCAAAAGGCACTCTAATTGTTTGAGTGACATTACCATTACTATCTTTTCTTTTTATTTGTATGTTGTTGAAGATTTGACCAAACCCTATGGTCATTCTTCTCATACTCTCGTTATAAAAATATTGTCCAAACATTAAAAGTCAACCTCTCCAAATGGGTTTCGCTCTGTGAAATCTAATATATCATCTGCTGTAGATGACGTATCAAAACCAGCTGCCGTATCTAAATCATTATTATCAGCATAAGTCGATTGTGTTTGTAAATTATAAGTCTCTAATAATAGATAATTTACATCACCACTTGCACTATCATTTTCTAATACTAGTGAACCTGTTTCATTTTCTAAACTGAATTGATGCTGTAGTTGATCTAGTGTGTATTTGTCTTCAGCAGCATCGATGGTTGAAACGCCAGTATCTAATCTTTCTGAGCTGTACTCCCATCTAGTACATACTAGTTTATAAACTGGTAGTTGACCTAGTTGAAAGAAAGGCTCTTGGTCTTGTACAAATTGTATCTCAAAAAAACTATTCATCAAAGGCATATAAATTATATCACCTTCGTTTGGTCTACCCTCAGCAACCAATGTAGCTTTTTCATCTACCGCTTGATTAAATCTTCTTTTAGAGATCATAAAGGTAGTATCTTCTCTAATCTCTAAACCAAACTTATTAATAATCTCTTGTTCGCCTGCGAAACCTTCAGTTGTTTCCATATACGCTTCAAGTAAAAGCGCAGATGAGAATTTAGACAACATATCTTCGCCTAAAATTAAATCTCTATTTACGATTGTTCTTGGTAAGTAATATACGTCTTGGCCATAAATCTTTAGGCCTTCTATAATTAAATCTTCGTATAATCTTTTTTCGGCTGTGTTACCAATGCCGTTGCCATCTTGGAAATAGTGATTAACTGGCATGGCATTATCCTATCATTAGTGCTGGGTTTAATTCGTAAGTTGTTCTTAACTCTGTTTCTAATTTTTCTATATCTGATAACGCTTCAGAATATATTTGTTGACCATTTAAAGTCACTCCACCTATCATAGCGACACCGTTAAATTTTGATAAGTTAGCGCCCCATTGTTTTTTAAATAAAGCTGTAACATATCTTTTTAAAAATATATCATTGTTTACATCTGTAAAAGTAGTAGGGTCTAATTTTCTATAACACTCTATAACTAAAAACTCACCTACTTCTAAATCATTGTTCCAGTCCATATCAATGTATAATCTATTATCGTGTTGATTAAATCTTAATGGTTTCTCACCTACAAGTATGTGATCTAAGAAATCTAAATGTCTTAATACAATATCATAGTTTATAATAGATGTTGAAGAAAAATCGTAAAGGTCATTTAATCTCAATTGGTATCTAACATCAAATAAGTTTAAATTACCTTTATTAGAAAACGGAAATATATTAATTACAGATACTACTGATTCTGGACATATTAAAAAGTTTTGTCCCTCTTTCCAAGTTGTGGATACAGAATTTTTAGTCGCTGTTTCATTTGATCCATCAACAGTCAATCTATCTTTATCTGTTTGTGTATATTGATATTTTAGATATGTTCTTCTAATACCATCATAGTGATATTGTGCGTAATATTGAAACGCCTCATCTAGTCTATCTTCTAGTTGGTCATCATCAACATTTATATCAATTACAGGTTTCCCTAACGCTCTCAAAGCGTATTGTTTTAATGTTTCTCTACTACTTGGTGTTGCCATAATTCTATTTATATCCTATCCTAGTGCGACAGCCTGCGCTATAGCGAATGAACTTGACGCTTTTGCGTCTAATTGTGTTTGAATAGCAGCAGTCACTCCAACCGTATGATTTAATTGTGTCGCTGTCGCTGTGACTACTACATCTTCATTAATCTTTGGACTAGTTAGAGTTTTGTTTGTTAAAGTATCTGTAGTTGCTCTACCTACTAAGGTATCTGTTGCCGCAGGCATTGTCAATGTAGTGGAACCATTTGGTTTTAATGAAGCGATCACAGGTGTTGTTAGTGTTTTGTTTGTAAGTGTATCCGTAGATGTTTCTGTCACAATAGAGCCATCTGTCGCAAATGACACTTTATTATCTGTGACCGTTGTAGTAATACCAGAACCACCCTCAAATACTAAAGTCTCACCTAACGCAACTGAGTCTGTTGTTGAACTATCGTCTCTGATTGTGATAGTTGAATTAGATAATTTTGCGTTTGTTATACTACCAGCAAGTTTTGCCGCTGTGATTGAACCAGCTAACATCGCATTTGTAACAGTGCCAGTATCGCCTGTACCAATTAAAGTACCTGTTGATGTTGGCATACTAATTAAAGCCTCAGTATGATTAA